CACGAACCTGCCAGACCTCAGCGCTACCGATCTGGACCTTGCCTACGACTACATGGGCACGGTGGAGCGCTTCCGCGTGTGGGGTGTGGACTTGGGTGACACGGGCATTGAAACGGCCACAGCGCCCTCTCTGGAGCCTTCCCTGAGCCTAACCTTTGACAGCTCGGAGTCGAGCTTCGTTGTTGACGACTGGAGTGCATAGTGATGGGAACCAAACAGTTCGACAACTACGCCGATCTCATCACCTTCACTCGGGCGAGTTCAGCTACCTACCTCGACAGCGATGGCGTCCTCAAGACGGCAAGCACCAATACCCCCCGCATTGAATACGACGCGGACGGCAATCGGCTGGGGCTGCTGATTGAGGAGCAGCGGACGAATTTGGTGACTTACTCGGAAGAGTTTGATAACGCGGCTTGGACAAAATATAGATCAACAGTTGATGCCAATTCCATCGTTGCTCCCGATGGTACATTAACTGGTGATAAGTTAGTTCAAGGCGATGGGGAAACAACTACTGGTGGGGTGTCAGACGGTGTCACAACGACTGCAACATCTTACACTTATTCAGTATATGCAAAAGCAGGCGAGTATAGCGGAGTAATCTTAAGAAAAATAACTGGATCGTTGACTGGAGTTGTTGCGTTTAATTTATTAAATGGCACTGTTTCAAAAGAAACGCTTACAAACATCGGAACGTCTATTGTTCCTGTCGGCAACGGTTGGTATAGATGTTCTGTTACTTTTAACGGTAGTGCAGAAACTGCCAATTATGGCATTCAAGTATCTAATGAATCAGGCGACGAATCGGGACTTCCCGCAGGCGACGGTACAAGCGGCATCTACATTTGGGGCGCACAGCTAGAAGCGGGAGCCTTCCCCACCTCCTACATCCCCACCTCGGGCTCCACCGCAACCCGCGCTGCGGACGTTGCGAGCATCCCCACCAGTGCCTTTGGGTACAATGCGAGTGAGGGGACGGTGGTGGTTGATTTTGAAGCTGCAGAAACTGGAACAAATAACACGGCGCTAGCATTTTCTAACACGGTTTCTGGGTCTTTTACGGACCAGATATTGATCTGGAACGCTGCCAATAGTAATGGTTATGTTTTAGCAAATGGCGTTACTCAAGCGCAATTCGGAAATCCAACAGATCAAAATGGGCAAGTTAAAATATCTTTCGCATTTAAGAAAAATGATTTTGCTATTTCTTATGATGGAAATTCTGTAGTAACAGACACATCGGGAATTATGCCCAGTAACATAGAAGTAATGAAGATTGGAGATTGGACCAACTCAGGACAAAGAAGGATACTAAACGGCACCATCAAATCCATCAAGTATTACCCCCGGCGCTTAACCAACGCCCAGCTTCAGGAGCTTACCCAATGAGCGAACAACAGCTCGATGATATGAGCGAAATGACCGACGACTTTGATCCCGCTCTGTCCGGGGAGTTCCTCGCGCAAAGCGCCGCTGACCCCAGTTTATCTGGGGACATGTTCCTGCGGTTCGCGGACGAGGCGGAAATGCTTTCCGTCCTGTTCCACGTCGTTCTCACCGAGTGGGAAACGACAACGGACGAGGAGACCGGGGAAGTCACCAAGACCCCTATCGCCTTTGAGAGTCGGCCGCGCTTCGCGAACACGGACATTGTGGGCACGATCTACCGGCCCACGGGCAACACGCTCACGGATGACGAGGGCAACGAGTATCCCGAGCAGGAGGCCCTTGACGGCTTCCACGTTAACATCCGGGCAGAAGCGCCTATTGAAGAGCTGGAGTCGTTCCGAGTGTACCCTAATGCGCCAGTGCGCGTGTGGCTTTAAGTAGCTTAACAGGAGTTTAACATGGAAAACTTTTTTGCTTTCTTCGACGCATTCCCTGCGTGGCTTACGGCTATTACGGCGTTAATCTCCGCAGCTACGGCCATCACGGCCCTTACGCCCACGAAGGTTGACGACAAGTATGTGGCCATTGCGCTGCGTGTCCTTAACGTCGTTGCCGGTAACGTAGGCAAGAACCGCAACGCTGACGGCTAGGCCGCATGGACGGGCCTGATCAGCTAGAGTTATTGCTGTCGCTGTGGCCCATCTTTGCTGGCTTTATTAGCTTGGTCATAGTGTTAGCCAAAATGCACAGCGAACTGGAAACCGTAAAGGAGAAGGTTCGCGTACTATTTGAACTTTGGAATGGGCGGGACAAATAATGCTACAGCAGCTAATTGGTCCCGTCACAGGACTGCTAGATAAGTTTATTGAAGACAAAGACCAGAAAGCAGCGCTTGCTCATGAGATTGCTACAATGGCTGAGAGGCACGCTCAAGAGCGCGCCATGGCTCAAACCGAAATCAACAAGCAAGAAGCTTCGCATCGTAATATGTGGGTTGCTGGATGGCGTCCTTTCGTAGGCTGGGTGTGTGGCGTAGCGCTAGCGTGGCACTTTGTTCTAGCTCCGGTTGTTTTATTTGTTGCATCGTGGCTTGAGGTATTCCTTCCGCCTCTTCCCGCATTTGACATGGACAGCTTAATGACTGTATTGTTAGGCATGTTGGGCCTGGGCGGCTTGCGTAGCTACGAGAAAGCTAAAGGACTTACACGTTAATGCAGCAGATACAAGACAATGCGCACAAAGTTGCAGATGCCTTAACAGCTACGTCTGTGCTTAGCGCCATCACTGCCAACCTTCCGCTAATCACTGAGTGGATGCAGATGATTGCTGCGCTTATTGGTATTTGCTCTGGCTTAGCAGCGCTTCGTTTCTACCTTAAGCGTACGTCACGCTTGGATGAGGAAGACTAATGGGTGGTTTTACTATTCCGAGAGGCTATAGACTACCTTCTAACTTAAACATTCCCGGTGTTTCTGTTGTTGATTCCTATGGCGGCCAGCGCGTAGAGGTATCGCCTGGAACCACAACGGCAGACTTAGCGCCTATTAACTTAGCTGTTTCGCAAGCAGTTAACGCAAACAATCCGGCCCTTGCGCAACGCAACTATCGCGACTTTATTGACCGCTCTGCTTTAGACTACGCAGAGATTGAGCGACGTAAAGCAGACAGTAACTTAAACACAGCTATTGGTTTGCTTGCTGCGGCTGCTATGCCGTACGCTGCGCCTGCGCTTGGTAGCTTATTAGGGGCAGGAAGCGGTTTGCTTGGCTCTGCCGTAGGCGGTGGCTTAATTGGTGGTGCTACAGCAGCCGCTACGGGTGACAGTATTGTAGAAGGCGTGTTGACTGGCGGCTTGTCTGGAGGCTTAGCGGGCGTTGATGTAGGCCAGATATTACCTGGAGCTAGCCGCGCAACGCAAGCTGTAACAGACTCAGGGATTAGCGCTTTGTCAGCAATTAGCGCCGCAGGCCCTGCTGTTATGGATGCTCAAAAACAACAGCAAGAAACTGTTCCGGTACAAGTAGTTGATTTTCCTGAATACGGCGCTACAAGCACTGAGCCTGTAATTATTGATGTACCTGTAGAGGAAGCTGGTGGTGGCGCTACGCCAGCCCCTGCGCCTGCTCCTACGCCTACGCCAGCCCCTGCGCCTGCTCCTACGCCTACGCCAACAGGCGGCGGCATGGAAGACACTACCGGTGCAGACCCGATACTGTCTAATCAAATTCTTGAAGCAATCCTTGCTGAAACAAACCCCAATGTACGCGACGGTTTGATTCAATCATGGGAAGATTATACTGGCGAAACGTGGAACGATACGCTTGTTCCTAACTACCCAGACAGAGAGCCTGTAGAGCCTATTGGCTATGTGTGGGGAGATGGTGTCTGGGCGCCTGTGTTTGATGAAGTGCCTTCTGGCGATGTTATCTTTGAGCCTGGCGCAAACAAACCGGATTACAACCCTGACGAACAACAAGAAGAAGCAGTAGATGTGTTTGCTCCGCCTGACTTTGTGCTTGACACTACGGCACCGGAACCTATAACGCCTCCGCCAGCGCCAGCCCCTGAGCCAGCACCAGAGCCCGTTCCACAGCCCGTAGAAGCTCCTGTAACGCCCGTAGAGCCTACCCCTGTGCCTACCCCTGCGCCCCCTGTAGAACAGCCCGTAGAGCCCGTTACAGAGCCTGTACAGCAGCCTACGGAAGAGCCTGCACCGCAGCCCGATACGGGCACGGATGAAAGCGTTGCTGTAGGCGGTGAGGGCACCGGAACCGGAGAAGGTAGCGGAGAAGGAGAGGGAGACGGCGAAGGTGACGGCAACGGTCTAGGCGCTGGCTTAATGGCCGCTGCGGCAGGCGCTGCGTTTGAGCCGCAATGGAACAAGCTGTTCAAATACACAACTCTTACGCCTTACCAAAAGAAAACACTAGCACCGTACGTTGACTACATTGCGCAAGCGCGTGGCATGACGGGACGAGGAATGTTATCATGACGTATTTGGAAGTAGTCAATCAAGTGTTGTTGCGGCTGCGTGAAGACACCGTAACAAACGTAACGGGTCTTGACGATCCCGTAGCAGATATGGTTGTAGCGTTAGTTAACGATGCCAAGCAGCTTGTCGAAGATGCGCACACGTGGAATGCGTTACGCTCTGATTGGGCCATTGCGACCACCGCTGGCGACAACCTGTACAGCTTGACAAATGCCGGGAATTATGGTAAAATAGAGTATGTCATTAAGGATGACGGAACGGAGTTAACGGAAGAGACGCTTTACAGCTTGCGCAAACGGCAAGCCGCTTCGCCTGCCGATAACAAACCAAAGTATTATGCTGTTAACGGCACTGACGCTAGCGGCGACATTCAACTACAACTGTTTCCGCAACCTGACGCCGTATACAACTACACCGTATATGGCTTTAAGCGTCAAGCTGAGCTTAGCGCAGCCGCTGACGTTCTTCTTGTACCCTCTAAGCCTGTTGTGTACTACGCGTTAGCTATGGCGGCACGTGAGCGTGGCGAAGTTGGCGGTCAAACGGCAACAGAATTGTTTTCTTTAGCTGGTGTGTATCTTAGCGACGCTATTGCGCATGATGCTGCGCTTAACGATCTTGACAACATCTGGACTACTGTGTAATGGCGCAGCAACAGCAGAACATTACGGTTAGCGCTCCGGGGTTTCAAGGGCTGAATACGGAAGACTCTCCGCTTCAGCAAGACCCCGGCTTCTGCTCTGTAGCTGATAACGCTGTTGTAGATAAGTTTGGGCGTATCGGCTCACGTAAGCCGTGGACGCAATACACCACTGCGGTTAACGTAACGTACACGCCAGCGGTAGGCGTAGCGGAAACTAAAATCATAACCAAACGCATTGGCCAAGGTAACATTAACGGTACTGTGTACGTATTAGCTACTGTTACTGTTGACCAATACAACAGCTCCGGTTCGCTGATTCAAGATGATGACTTTATCTGTAAGCTCACTAGCTCTGGCGGTGTCAATACGCTAGATGAGATTAGCTATCCGACTCTTGCAGATGCTACGAAACTACACGATGCACAGATTGTAGGCTTTAACGATAAGATTTATATCTTCAGTGAAGGCAATGAGTGCTTAGAGTTTGACGGCACTACGATTAGTAAGCTTTTCACTGGCACCAACGACGTTAATTACATTAAGCCTCAAGACAACAGCGGCACCATTGCGGCAACTATTAACGGTGACGTAGCGACTGCTGCGTATGGCCGCTTGTGGGTTAGTGGCGTAGACGGCGACTACCAAACGATTTACTACAGCGACTTGCTTATTCCTACGCAATGGTACGATGGGCGTACGTCGCCAGCAGACCCGCAGAACACTGGCGGTTTGCTTAACGTTAATGAGTATTGGCCTAGCGGTACGGATCGCATTGTTAGCCTTGTAGCACACAACGGCGCTTTGTTTGTCTTTGGACGTCAGTCTATCCTTGTGTATAACAACGCCGCTACGGGTGATCCTGCTGCCGCTGATGGCATTACGCTGGTCGATACGATCACTAACATCGGTTGTGTTAACCGCGACGCTGTAGCTAACATTGGCTCTGATGTACTGTTTGTTGACGACTCTGGTGTACGCTCACTGGGTCGTACGATTCAAGAGAAGTCTGCACCGCTTGGGGACTTAACGGCTAACATCCGCCGCGAAATCAGTGACGTTATCTCTAGCACTAACGACAAGAAGAGCATTTCGCTTTCTTATTGGCCTGATGAAAACCTAACTGTTGTTAACTTTAGCGACGACTTGCAAGCTTATGCTATTGAAATGCGAGCGCCTAGCGTTACGGGAGGCAATAAGGTAACGCGCTGGACCAACACGGTTTGGAACAGAGCGCTGTATTATGAAACAGATGGCGAAGCGTACGTATTGCTAGCAAGTTCTGCTAGCGATTATGGGTTGTTGTTATACGCTGCGGGCTCTAACTATAACGACGAGCCGTTTGAGTTTAAGTATGAGTCTAATTCGTTTACGTTTGGGCAACCGGCTAACACTAAGTTTGTGAAGCAGATTGACTACACGGTTGTGTCTACCTTAACGGATGCGCAGGCGTACGCAGGGTGGGGTTATAGTGGTCGCCTTGATTACAACAAAGTGCTGACCGTTACGGCCCAAGCGCCTGCGTTGTACAACGTAGCGTACTACAACCAGACAGACGAATACGGCCCAGGCTTAACGACTATTAAGCGCTATCGTGTTAACGCTAAAGGCAGCGGTGAAGCAGTTATTATTGGGTTTCGCACAGACATTAACGGCAACACGTGCAGCCTACAAGAGATTAACGTACAGACCCTCATCGGGAGGATTATCTAAATGAGTCTTTTTAATTTGCTAGGCGCGGGCGGAGCGCTTGCTGCTGGCTTTGAACTTTCAGAAGACATTCGTAAGGCTGGAAAGCAAGGCGCAACGGCAATCCAAGCGCTTGGCGAGCGTATGGGTGGAGAGACTGCTTTCCGAGGCTATGGCGTACAGACGGGCCTAGGACGCTCTACAATTGATCCTACGGGTAGCTTAAACGTAGGCGTAGGTCCACAGCAGGGTATGCTAAGCAGCGGTATGGGGATGTATGGGCAGGCTCAGACGGCCCTTGGGCAATCCCTTGGCGACACCGCTGCGCGTGAACAAGAAATCTTTAATCGCGCTATGGCTATGCAGAACCCAGCGTTAGACCGCGCACAGGCTGCACAGCAAGCGCGTGAGTTTGCTATGGGGCGTGGTGGTGTACGGGGCTCACAGTTTGGTGGGACTGCTGAGGATGCTGCTATGGCTCGCGCACGCGCTGAGGCTGCTAATATGGCATCGTTCCAAGCTATGCAGCAAGCGCAGCAAGAAGCGCTAAATCAAGCCAACATTGGAAACATTGCTGGGCAGCTTGGGCTACAAGGTTACCAGACGGCATTCACACCTATGCAGCAGCAGCTTAACGCCTTGCAAGTTGGTCAGCAAGCAGCTAACATGGCGCAGACTGGGCAGCTCACTGGCGCAGGCTATCTTGCACAGCTTGGCCTTGGTGGCTTGCAGTCACAGATTAACGCTGACTTGGCCGCTGCGCAGCTATACGGCAACCTTGCCGGTGCTGGGGCCGAAGCGCTTGGAGCTATTGATACAGGCGGTCAAGGCTTTATTGATTACATCAAGAGCCTTATCTAAGGAGCGACATCATGGCAGGACAAGACGTAAGCGCCAACCTTGGCGGAATGTTGTCGCAAATTGGAGGCGCTTTTGCAGGCGCTGGTCAGACGGGTCAAGGGCTTATGCGGCCCATTACGATGGCGTTTCGCCCGCAGCTCGACGCTAACAATGTACAGTCTTTACAAAACCAAGCAGCGTTTTATGGACGCATTGGCGACACTGCTCAGCAGCGTATGTTCACTGAGCAAGCGCTAGTTCTGGAAGAGCGTAATAGAGAAGAGGCGGAGAAGCAGCGTAAGCTTGAGGAAGGACAAGCACGCGCCACTGCTGTTTCTGAATATGGTCGCGCTGTTTTGTCTGGCAATAAAAATGCTATTGATTTAGCGCTAGAAAAAGCAAATAAAGTTTTTCAAGATCAGGGCATTGTTGCTCGGCCTTTTCTGGATGCTGAAGAAAATTCTGTCTTTACTGCAAAGCGTCGAGAAGAAATGGCAGCAGATCGTAAGTTTGAGCTAGAAGAGCGACAGCGTGCTACTGATGATCGTGCTGCTTTGGACACGCTTGCAACAAATCTTTTAAACGCTAATTCTGTGGAAGCAGCGGACGAAGCTATTAAGAACGTACCTGACTCTATTGCAGCAAGAGCTTCTCAGCTTCGTGATGCTGCTGTAAATAGAATTAATACGCGCACTGACAGGGCTAGAAGCGAGGCGGCTCTTAAAGCACCTCCTGATACTATCAGCACTGATCTTCTTCCAGAAGAGGCAGACATTGCTCCAGAGTTAAGAGCTGGGTTTTCTAAAGCTATTGAGTCTTTTAACGAAAGAATTGAAAAACTTAATCAAGACATTGCTGATGGAAAAGCAATTTATCCTGGGCAAAAGCAACAGCTTCAGCAACAACGTGCTGCTTTAGAGGCGCGTATTTATCGCGAAACAGACGGAGCTATTAACCGTAAGTATGCTACGGAACAGGCTGAACAAAAGCTTTTTGATAGAGGCACTCAAAAAATATTGTTTAACAGCTATAGTTCTGCGGAAGTGAAGGCAGCACAAGAAGTTCCGGGCTTTAATTTAGATTATGACGAAGCAGTGCGCCGTCTTAAAAATCGTGATTTAGCTTTGCACTTTAAACTTGCTGGCAAAGAAGTACCGCCTGAGCTTGTTCAATACAAGCCCGGAGACCCGCGTTCTGTTCTTGTAGGACTTGCGATACCGTCTGGACCGGATCGTTCAGCGTTTGAAGTTGTGTCATCAGAACCAGCATCGGCCGAAGCTGTTGCGGCAGCGTCCCGTGAAGACACGCTGCTAGCAAGGCGTGCTGAATTGCTAAGTAGTGTTGACCGAAAAGGTCAAAGAGACCCCGCACTGCAAGAAGAGCTAAGCGTTATTAACGCAGAACTTGGTGAAATACGTGCCTCTAGAGCTACCGGACAAATGGGCAGACGTACGCGGCCCGCAGGGGTGACTAGCTCTTTGGGAATGCCGGAAGCT